GGCACCTCCATCCCTTTGATTAAGAGGGAAAAACCTACTCAGTTACGAGTAGGGAACCGCATCTATATGATAATCCAGGTCAGGACTCCGGGGTATAACATACCCATTAGCCCAGGAGGACCCATATACGATGCTCGCGAGGGTTACAGAATCTGCAAACCCGCCCCACCGGATCTTAGGAACCGGACGGGGTTGGTAGCAGGAAATGTACCTGATTCCATGCTTCCACTTGGTTTTCCAGGTGGACGGTTCATCATGGATGACGATATCTCCAAGGTCCTGAGGACCGCGGAGACAACGGATGTTAGTCGGTAAAGCCGATAAACACCCAAGCCATCCACTCTGAAGCCGAGCGAACCTGCCAATATCATTATCTGATGAACGGCGTAAGCCGTTCATAAGAGCGATGATGTCGGCAGGTTGGTGGAGGTCCTTCTTAAGGTAGAAAGGTCTAACCGATCTACCTAAGAAAAAATCACCACCACAGCTTTCCCGAAACGGACCTGAAAGAAAAGTCTTCTTCAAGTTAGTCTCGAGCCCGCAAAAAGCAAGCATAGAAACCACGTCCTTTGAGTACCGAGATGGGATGATCAAGTCGTCGCCGAAAGCGAAAACTGACCGTCCAATCGAGGATCTGCCAGTAATAGCGGACATGAGACCGAGAAAAATCAAGGTCTCAAGCTCAAAGGTGAAACCATTTCCCATAGAACTGAACTTTTCAAGGACAGTCCACCGCTTACGGAAGAAAGTCTTCTTTGATCGAAGATCATCGAGGACCTCATACCAGCGCGGGGGGAGTAGGATTTTCACAAGATTCCTACAAATGGTATCGCTCGCGTTTTTAAGGTCTAAGGTAGCAAGGTCATCTTCTCGCGAAGAAACACAGGCGAGGTGCCTGTGTAGATCTTGCCCTTCGTTAAGGGATATACCCTTACGGCGGAGTCGTTCTCGAATCACCTTACCATAGGCAAGTTGATAAAAGACGTTTATGGAAGGCTCTGCGGCAATGCCGCGATTCTTCGTAGCGTCTTTCGGGACCGTTAGAAAACGGTTCCCGGGAACAAACTTCGGCACCTTCATGACGTCACTGCTAGCTTTAGCCCACAGTGTGCCACTCCAAGGAACAAGGAATGGCCAAGCGTCATGTGTGAGTTGCGGTTCACTTGAGATCTTATCGGGTATCGTCGTGAGGACACCCTTGTCGCCGTACGTCGCGCCCGGGCCGAAACGTCCTGACACAAGGTCAGGACATGGGCCCAAAATCCATGCAATATTTTGCCTTGCTCGCTCAAAAAAAGCGAGTAAGCCCGAGTTACCATGATGGCCTTTTAGGTCATCAAGGACCGGGTATAGCCGGATATTAGCGCGAAGACAACTACGTTCACAAGAGATGAAATTCTCTTCAGCGACGGCCTTACGGTCGTAACTGGAAGGAAGCGGCTCGAACTTCTTTAAGAAGGCCGAGGCGCTGGCGTCACGCCAATAACTCTCAGACGTTAAGTAGTTGAACGGATCCACCTCCAAATTGGCAAGTTGATCCCACTCCCCATACTTCATCAGCAAAAAAGCTGTAAGAGAGCGAGGGGTGGCGAGGCCTTCGTATACACGAGAGGCCACCTTCTTCACATCACGTGAAATCAAGGTTTAGCTCCAATTAGCCTGATTAACGACGAAAAGCAGTTACTTCTGTGGGGAGCTCTTCTTTTTCCAGTTACGGAAAAGGTTAAGCACCGCAGAAATTACTGACAATACGTCAGAGAAGCGCGACATGTCAAACCGGCGCGAAGCCGGCGATGACACTGGTCGTGAACAGGGAGCTCGCAATCAGATTCGAGATCTGAGCAGCGAATTCCTGCGTATCGGCCAGGACGATGTTCTGGGGCACCGCAAAGGAGCCCGAAAACGTCATCTTGGAACGCACTTCAGTCAGGCCGGTGGACGTATTCGTGTAGACACTCGGGTATGAAGCCGAGATGTCAATACGACGAACCGTACCATCTGCGTTGGATCGACCGGTCATCGAGATCACGGGCTTTTGACCCGTGGTACCCGTATTCGCGGACGAAGAACGCCAGATAGCAGGGGTCTTGTCGCCACCGGAGCCGGTGATGGCAGTCCAGACGATATCCGTAATACCGTCAAATTTCTTGACGGTGACATTTGCCATAACGGCCATGAGAGACCTTTCAGGAAGTAAGCTAGGATTTTAGCTTACTGAGTTGTTGCACCAGCAGCGAGATTGCTGTGGCGCCGCGCGCCACTCCCAGTGAGGTTCCCCCCACTTCGAGTGTCGGCCCAGCGATACCAGGAGACCTCGAGTGATGAATCGCTTTCGTACTGATAGATTGAAAAATCACAGTATGATCGTGAGGGTCATTCGAGGAGAGATTGGTAAAGCGTTGGCGATTGCCAGTGATACGAACCGTAGACCTAGCGTTCGTTATGTTGAATCCTAGATCGTCAGTCATAGCCGAAAGGCACTGGCCGACGTTCGAGAACCAATCAACAACGAACGAGAAGGGAACGGCCTCCCACAAAACAGAAGCAGGGTTGACAAAGCCCATCTGGTTTGCGAGAGCAAGGTTATCATTAGAAACTGCACAAAGTGCAGACATCTGAATAGACGCGGTACCATGGGTGGAATCACTTCCAACCTGGACTGCATCACCCTGATGAAATGATAGATCCTTGAAATCACTGAAGTCGGCGCTGGCATGAGAGGAAGAACGATTAGAACCGTTACCGGATTTACCGGACTTCCCCGTACCCTGCAACACGTCGATCGAGGACCCAATGTCTTGGACAAGAGGTTCCCAACCGAAGTGAAACTCGAGCCAGGCATCAGCAGCTTGCTTAGCACGCTTCTTGATGCGTTGGTATTTGCTACCCGTTAGGGTAACACCGAGTGCAGATGCAGCACCATACAGATCCCCACGACGGACAGCACGCGCACTATCAGCGATGGCTTTCGCCTTCGAAGTTATTGCGGAAATGTTATCCTTCATTTCCAAAATGTTGTTAGCATTTTGGGCAGAGTCCTTCATGCGGCCTTGAAGTTTGGCATAAGCCTTATTCGTAGCCTTAGTAAGAGCCTGCTCACCCAGACTAAGGTCTGGGGCATTGTCTGTGAGGAACTGCACTCCGATATCCACCGGGTCACCGTTCTTATCGACAGCATTAGAGAGACGAGAGACTATTTGAGCCGAGCGAAACGTGAAAGGATTCACCCCAAAATAGGGGCGAGCCATCTCAACGTAGTAGTCACGGTTATCATAATAGACCACGTCTCCATATTGCGGATCGTGAAGAGCGAAGGCCTTGTATCGGTGAAATGTCGGTCCTGCCACGGGTGTAGCCTCCAATTAAGGGAGCCACGAATCGAACCTCGCAAGGTTCAAAAACCGGGGCACCGTCAACCTCGAATTGTTAATTCGAGGAAGTGTCAACGGAGAACGATGTGCACGATATAAAGCGTGCATCGCCGAGGAGGCGACTGGTAATCCCAGTACGTTCTACCCGAAACTTCGGGTTGAGAGATAGAG